CATTCGTTCGTGACGAGAATGGGAAAATGCACGGTTCACCGCATGACGACCTTGTAATGGCGATTGCTATCGCCAATCAAATGCTAAAGCATGTGTGGCTTCCTGAGTATACGCCCGACTTGGCCCCACCCAAGTTCTCTTTTGATTGGTTTGCTAACCAAATTGAACCCGAAAAGAAAGAAAAGTTTGTTTTGGGTTCCTTTAACGCTCGTAAGTAACGATTTTCACATAGGTTATGGCTGAATTTAAATGTGAGCGATGTGAATCTACATGGATTGAGGATACTTTGCCTCGCCGTGGAGAAATTTGCTTTGCTTGCCACCTTAAATCTATCCGTATTGGCTTTACTCATGGCAAATCAGAGTTTAGTGGTCCTACTATTGGTGAGCGTCAGCGTCAAACTATTGCTGCTGCAGCTAAAGAAGGTCGTACCATTGAACCTGCTGGAAGCCGTTGGGTGTAAGACGTGGAAGCGTGGCTTGTACCCATTATCGTTGCCGTACTCACAGGTCCGGTGGTGGTGCTACTTCAGAAGCTACGCAGCGAAAATACTAGCCAGCATGCCGAGTCTCGTGGTTTGCTTGAGCATCTTGTTATCAAAATTGATAACATTGATGACAAACTTGATGAGCATATTGCAGACCCTACACCCCATACCCGAAAGGAAATCCAATGACAAAATTTACCAGTGGTAATGTTCGTGCGCTTGTGCGCTCACTCACAGTTTTGGTAACCGCATTCGGTTTAGACCTTAGTGGAGAACAAGTCGCAGCAATTCAGCTCGTAGTTGAATCAGCTCTGCGTCTTGTGTATGTTAAGAAAGAAGCCTAATGGCCCGTCCTACTCATCGCAGTACACTCGCTAACTACCGGGGAAAGATTGAAAACTCCCGTAAGTGGCGCAAAGAAGAAAAATACGATAAGCTTTGGCGTCGAATGATTGACCTCTACCGAGGCAAGCATTTCGACCACGTATCCAGTGAAGACCAAATGCTTATTAATGCTGCATTCTCTACTATCAACGTTATCGCACCCAGCGTCGCAGTAAACCACCCCAAAATTACTGTCGGCGCTAGGAAACCCGAAGATGGCGATAAAGCCATCATTACAGAAGCCATCATTAACTACTGGTGGCGTCACTTTGATTGTCAGAAGCAACTGCGTCGAGCAGTTGACGACTATCTGATTATCGGACACAGCTGGTTAAAGGTTGGATATAAGTTTGTTGAAGAGGAGCGCAAAAAGCCTAAGGCTGCTCCGCTTCCAATGTCTGATGCACCTGCTCCCGGACAAGAAATGGAAGACGAATCTTCCGACCTTGATTCAGTTGCAGAAGATTCACCAATGGAAACAGAAATTGTCGTTACCGAGGACCGTCCATTCGTTGAGCGTGTTTCTCCTTTTGACGTTTTTGTAGACCCTGACGCAACCTCTCTTGAGGATGCCAAGTGGATTGCTCAGCGCATACGTCGTGGACTGTTGGACGTTCGTAGCGACCAGCGCTACAACCGTCAGGCACGAAATGATGCACAGGCTACCCAGTACAACAAATGGGCCGGCGATGAAGAACGTCCTCGCGCATCCAAAGACGACCGTGACGCCTATGTTGACGTGTGGGAATTTTATGACATCAAGCGTGGAACAATGTCTGTATTCTGCAACGGTTGTGACGGCTTCCTAGTAAACCCAACACCAATGCCGTACGCTTTTGGTCATCCTTTTGTGATGATGCGCAACTACGACATTCCGGAACACTTCTACCCAATGGGTGAACTTGAAGCTATTGAGCCTTTGCAGTACGAGCTTAACGCTACACGTACACAAATGATGAACCACCGCAAGCGTTTCTCACGCAAGTGGCTGTACAAGGAGAATGCCTTCGACACCCCAGGCCGTGACGCCCTAGAGTCGGATGAAGATAACGTAATGGTTCCTGTCATCAGTGATGAGCCGTTGCAGTCCGTTGTGCAAGCTATGCCAGCCATTGTCAACCCTCCTGACATGTATAATCTGACCAATCAGATTATGCAGGATATGGACCGTGTTTCAGGTGTTGCAGAGTTTATGCGTGGTGGTGCTTCGGAAATTAACCGTACCGCTACTGAAGCTGCGATGATGCAGGACGCTATGAACGCACGCACATCCGATAAGCTTGCTGAGGTTGAACGTGCTATTGCATCTTCTGCTAAGCGTCTTATTGGTTTGGCACAGCAGTTCCTTACCGGCGAACATGTTGCTCGTGTTGTTGGTTCTTCGGCTATGCCTATTTGGGTCAACTTCGACCGTGATTATATTCTTGGTGAGTTTGACTTCGAGGTTGAAGCTGGTTCTACACAGCCAGTAAACGAATCGTTCCGTCGTCAGATGGCTTTGCAGATGGTTGATGCGATGGCGCCGTTTGTTGGTGCCGGTATTATTGACATGAGTGCTTTGGCTCGTCACGTACTTCAGTTTGGCTTTGGTGTTAAAACACCTGAAGCTTTCCTTGCTGCACCTCAGCAACAAGGTCCGGTTGGTCCCGATGGTCAGCCAATGGCACCTGAAGGCCCACCCCAAATAGGTGGAGCCCCCGCAGGTATCAACCCTGAGGAAATGATGCAAGGTGCTCCTCCTACCGGAGGAATGCCAATGCCAAGCAATATTCCACCGCAAGTTCTCTCTATGATTGAGAACGCAACGGGTGGTTTACCAAATACAATGTAACGAATTCACCTACTATTTAGAGCAACCTTTTAGGACTCTGGAGACACATGGAAATTGAAAATTTTGAATCTGAAGCCGTAGACCCCATTGAGTATGATGGACAAGTTGATGGTGGAGAAGAAGCTACTACTGAAGAGTATACTCCCGAGTATCTCGACTACGATAATTTTGCCGACAAGTATGTCAAGGTAACGTTGGATGGCGAGGAACTTGAAGTACCACTCAAGGAGGCGGTTTCCGGATATCAGCGTCAGGCGGATTATACCCGCAAGACGCAGCAACTAGCAGAAGAACGTAAGAACGTACAATTTGCTCAGGCAATCCAACAAGCGTTGGACAATGACCCTGCAGCTACAGTTGAACTTCTTAAGAACCATTACGGTTTAACACAAGAACAGTCCTTTGAGGAAGATGATTTGTGGGCAGACCCGATGGAGAAACAATATAAGCAGCTTGAAAAGCGTTTGGCTTCCTTTGAGGAACAGCAAGCGATGAACGAGCTTGAGCGAACTATTGGTGGACTTCAGCAAAAGTATGGAGATGACTTTGACGCAAATGAAGTTGTTTCGACAGCTCTTGCTCAGGGCACCAGCAATTTAGAGGCGGTGTACAAGCAAATGGCTTTCGATAGACTTTATAGCAGAGAGCAGGCACAACGAGAGTTGCAGTCACGCAAGACTCAGCAGGAACAGAAAATTGTTCAGGCTAAGCGGTCTAGTGGGATTGTTGCTGGAGGTTCGTCAGCTCAGGGTTCATCTGCAGACTCAGCACCTATCACTTCACTAAGGGATGCTTTCTCTGCTGCTAAACAGCAGTTGGGTATCTCAAACTAATTATCATAAGGAGTTAAAATGCCGAACGCAAATTTTGACGCACTACTTTCAACTACGCTTGCCAACTACCGTGACAAGCTTACCGACAACGTGTTCACCGCACGTCCTCTCACATACTGGCTTTCAGACAAGGGTCGCATTCGCACCGAGTCCGGCGGTACCAAGATTGTTGAGCAATTGATTTATGGTCAGAACGACACTGTTAAGTCGTACTCAGGCTATGAGACACTCAGCCTTACCCCTCAGGAAGGCATCACAGCTGCTGAATACGATTGGAAGCAGTATGGTGCTTCTATCGCTATCAGCGGTATCGAAGAAGCAAAGAACAATGGCGAGCATGCCATCATTGACTTGCTTGAAGCTAAGATTATGCAGGCTGAAGAGTCATTGCGTGAAGGTTTCAACCAAATGTTCTTTGGCAACGGTACAGGCAACTCAGGCAAGAACTGGAACGGCCTTGGCAACCTCATTGAGCGTGGCAACACGGTTGGTGGAATTGACTCGTCAGTTGTTACAGTTCCTGGAAGCGTTGTTGGCAACGAGTTTTGGAACTCATACGAAGAGAACACCGCTGGTGCGTTGACACTTCTTCAGATGGCAACCGCATACAACAGCGTGTCTGTTGGTAACGACCATCCTGACCTTATCCTCACAACACAAACATTGTTTGAAAAGTATGAGTCGCTGCTTCAACCACAGCTTCGCTACACCGACACCAAGACTGCAGAAGCTGGATTCCAGAACCTGTTGTTCAAGGGCGCTCCGATTATGTATGATGTGCACGCTCCTGCCGGAACGATGTTCTTCATCAACTCGAAGTACCTCAAGCTTGTTGGTCACTCAGACAAGTGGTTTGCACAGACCGATTTCGTTCGCCCTGAAAACCAGGACGCACGCTTCGCTCTCATCATGTGCTACGGTAACCTTGTTTGTTCTAACCGTGCAAAGCAAGGCAAGCTCACAGCTAAGACAGCTTAAGTTTGCTAGTTTGATTGGGGGGCGCAAGCCCCCCTTTCGTTCAATTAGTTTATATTTAAAGGAGCAGTAATGCCCAAAGTTGGAAATAAAGAATTTCCTTACACCGCAAAGGGAAAGAAGGAGGCCATGATGGCATCAAAGAAGAAGTCCACTTCAGAGGACGAGTTTGGCAATAAAGTAGAAATGCCACGCAAGGTTACTAGCAATGCACAGTCTATTCGTGCTACCGGCAAAGACAAGACTTCGGGTTCACGTTCGGGTTCGTCTCTTCGTGCTCGTGGTATTGAAAAGGGCAACACTGCTGGTGTTCGTGGTTCAAAGACTATGACAACTGCTCGTTCAAGTGGCGCAGAAAAGATGCCTGCACGCAAGGTAACCACTAATGCACAGTCTATCCGTGCTGCTGGTGCAAGAGCAAAGGCTAACAAGACTTCTCCAGGTTCAGCTCGTGCTGCTGGTGCAGAGTCCAAGAAGGCTACACCTCGCATGGGAACATTGCGTTCTCGTGGTGTAGAAAAGGGTGGAATCAAGGGTCCTAATACGACAACACCAAAGCTTGGCAAGTCTTCTTACCCTCAGTCAATTCGTGCTGCTGGGGCAAAGGCTAAAGCTAATGGTACTGCGCCTTCTTCTTTCCGTGCACAGCGTTTTGGAAAGGGTAAGCGTGGCGGTAGCGCACAAGTTACACCTCGTTCCAACCAGTCAATGGCTGCATACGAATACAAGAAGAAGCGTCCGGGTAAATACTAAGTAACGAAGTCGCCTATAGGGTATGAGTAAACAACTTGCACACACCCTATATGGCGAACCAGTTAAAGGAATCCGACCTGCCGGCGAAGCGCCTGGCAGTCGTCTAGCGCCAGCGGGTGCGCCCTATATTGGGCGTAACCGTTGCGTTGCTAATGAGGACACCTGTGAAGGCCCTAAAGCTAAGGGAACTGATTATTGCGCAGGTCATCTGCGTTCGATGGCTAAAAAGGAAGTTTAATGGCTACTACGGCTGAGCTTACACAATTTGTATGGGATGTGATGGACCTTGAAGAAGTGGACCTTCCGGGCGCACTTGTGCGTCAGTTTATGCGTGATGGCTTTGACCGTATTGTTAATCTTGAACGCCGTTGGCCTTTTTATGAGTCGTCATACACTCTTAATACAACCCCTAGTCAGCGTGATTATCCTATTGGGTCTATTGGTGCTGGAGACTTACGAGAAGTAGTTTCCATTCTTGATAATAGTTCTGCCGGTAATCGTTTAACGATTACCTCTATTGACGATGCCGAGGCTTTGTGGCATGGCTCGTTTGACGTTCCTACTCGTCCTTTGTTTTACACTGAGTGGGGCGAAACTATCAAGCTTTATCCTAAGCCTGATACTGTGTATCCTTTGTCTGTTCGTGGATACCGCAAGCCTAGCTATACGTGGGTGACTGACACTACGTTGCAACCTGATTTGGATTATCGTTTCCATACTGCGTTGGCTTACTATGCTATTTCTCAAGCTTATAAGCGCCAGGAAGACACTGAGATGACCAATCAATATAAGCAGTCTTTTGACGAGGCTGTGCAGTTGGCTAAGTTGGAGATTATGCGTCCTCCTTCTCATCGTCCTATGATTATGTCGCGTGGTTATGTTCGTCCGTCTTCTAAGTATTGGCTTGAATCTATGGGACGTACGCTGGGACAGTAATGGCTAGTTTGCAAGTTGTTCGCCAGGATGATTTTACTGGTGGTTTGAATCTTAGAGCCGACCAGTTTCAGTTGGGACCCAATGAGTCTCCCAGGATGTTGAATGTCGAGATTGACCCCCGTGGTGGCGTGTTCTCTCGTGGCGCTATGCGTCGTATTAACGACTCTAGTATAGCTGCTCACTGGTTTCCTAAAAATATGTTTCCTTTTTACGGTGAAGTATATTATGCCATGATGAGTACCGGAAACTCAGGCGGTGTAGATGGTAGTGTTTATTATTCAACTGGTTCAGATTTTAGCAACTTGTCTATTCCTGTCGGATACGAACATGGAGCTTCTTTTGCGCCGTGGGGTAAAACGTTGTTTATTACGGGTGGTCCAACAAAAGTTTCTCATAAATGGAATGGCACAACTAAAACTGCCTTAACTGCGAGTGGTCCCGTATGGCAGAACAGCTACGCAACTCCAACCATTACTCCTGAGTATTTCCCCCAGGCTGCACACTCAATCACTCATGCCGGTAAAATATTTGTTGCTAACACAAGAGAGAACGGCGTGCCCCGACCAAACGTTCTTCGCTGGTCACATCCAAACAATCCAACCAACTGGGCTGAGCAGGACTTTATTGAAATCAATGACGGTGGTCAAGAGATTACAGGCCTTGCTTCATTTGGTGGACATCTTCTTGTATTCAAGAACAATGCTGTATACGCTATCTTTGGTTACGACTCCGATACTTTCCAAGTTGTTGAGATTTCTCGCAATGTTGGTGCAGCAACGCCACAGGCGATTTGCACCACAGAACGTGGTGTTTACTTCTTTTCATATCCCGATGGTTTAATGCTTTACAACGGCACAAATGTTGTTGATATTTTTGAACCTATTCGTCCGGCAATTATTGATGGTAACATCAAGGTTGCAGCAATTAATAGTGTTTGTGTTAACTATATAAACCGTCGTGTTTGGGTCTCTGTTCCATATAGTGAAACATCCACCCCCACATATACAACCGCTGTTTTTGTTTATGACCCTAGCGTTTCTCAGCGTGGTGCTTGGTTAATGTTTAGCACCTGGGATTCTAGGGGTGTTTCGGGTGGGTGTACTTTTGTTCAGAAGAATGGTGACACGCTGCATCTTGCTGCCCATTCGACTTCTCCGAATGTACTGGAGGTTGACCAGTACACCAGTGGATTTGATAACACTGCTGGCTCCAATCAGCCGTTCTTTTCTAGGTACAGAACACGCTGGGTTGACGCTGGTTCCTACAGTCAACGTAAAATGTGGCGTCGTCCTGATGTTGTTGTTAAACAAGCAAGCTTTAATGCTAGTTTAAATTTTGATATTTTCTCTGACTATGAAGAAGCGAGCGTTGTTAAAAACTATAGTGTTTTTATCCCCAGCGCCAGTGCCGGCATGATTTGGGGCGTTAATAGATGGCTTGAATCTAATTGGGGAGCAAACAATGTTGGTTCTCAAATCATTAACGCTCGTTCTATTGGTTTAGCTAAAGCTATTCAGGTTGAGTTTTCAGGAACCCCGGGCGTGCCTTGGGGTATTAATAGTTTTACTTTAAAATACAATCCACGAAAGGTGACTAAATAATGCCTAGTTTAAATTTTCCACACACTTTAAGCAATAACACGGTTGCTGATGCAAACCATGTTATGGCCGACCTTAACGCTATCAGGGACTTTACGAATACAGAGGTTGTTCGTACCGATGGTTCTGTTAAGGCTAGTTCTTCTGCTATTGCTGATTTGGCCATTACTAATGCAAAGATTGATTACACTACTGTTCCTCGTTTAACTGTTTCTACTAGTGCAGCCACAGGTGGCAAAGCTGGCGATGTTTGGATTGTAGTTTAAGACATGACTTTTAGGGCCAATAAAAACGGCAGCTGGGTTGGCGGTGATGACCAATCCCAAGGAACTACCGTATATGGAAAACTAGGCAATGATTGGCTTTACGCTAAAAGCGTTTGGGCAAACAACAATGGTACATGGACACGTGCATGGACTGACTGCCGTCAGCATGATGCTGGTGGTCGTGACTGGGGTTCGTCGTCTTCTTCCTCAACTGTTTCTTGTGGTGGTTGTGGTGGTTGCGGAACTAACACAAAAGTTGTCACTACTGTGACATACACAAAAGAGGGTTGCCCTGTTTATACCCGTGCTTCTGAGACCGGCTGTACCGGCTGTACCGGTTCTTGGAGCGCTGTGTCCTCTAGCACTCTTACTTTTGATGGGGTTGAATACACCTATGTCGGTCCTGCCGGTTATTACTCTGTGTATGGAATTGGAAACCCGTCGGTGCCAGGATGTGGTTCGTGTCCTACAGGCTGCTACAGAGAAGGCAGTTACTTCATAGAGGTGTGCAACCTCGGTGGTTATCGTGGACAAACATCCCCATTGAGCTGTAGTATTTGTGCCAACATTTTTGGTGAACCATGTTAGGAGTAAAAAATGGATGAAGTATTGATTAAGTATTTGGTTGTTGAAGTTGATGGGGAGGTAGTGACTTTGTTTCAAATTCCTTCGCTCAGTGATGGTGGAAGATTTGAAATGATTGAAGCTGCATTGGAAAGCAACCCCGTATTGAGACTTGTAGACAGTGCTAAAGTCGGAAGTATTTGGAATGGAGTGGAGTATATAACACCATGAGTCCTTGGCAGGAATGGAAAAAACGCAATCTAGAAGCGCAACAAGCAGGCAGGGTAACCCCTGCTGCGTTGTTGAACCCCGACACACCTGAAGTGTCCGGGGACGTTGCCGACTCCCGTCTTGCTGTCTGTTCTGAATGCCCCGAATACATGGCTACAAAACAATGTAAACAATGCGGTTGTTTTATGCCTCTAAAGTCAAAGCTACTTCATGCTTCATGCCCGCTAGGTAAATGGTAATGACAGAGACACCACGCAACAATCCTCCTGAACAAATATGGACTGCCCCTCTAATGGAAACATTACGGGGAGCAGATTCACGCACCCTACAACATATTTTTACCAGTCTTAAAGAATATCTTAAAGGGATTGACGCAACCATCTCCAGTAACTACTACAACCTTGTTATTGGTTCTGTTTCTCAAGGTGTTGCCGGTGCAAGCATTACGGGCACATTCCCTAGCCAAACTTTAAATCTTAGTTTACCTCAGGGCGCCACAGGACCTACTGGTCCTGCTGGCCCACAGGGTCCTGGTGGTTTCTCAACTTTAAACCTTGATGGTGGACAGCCTGATTCTGTGTATGGTGGTTTACCTTTGATTGATTCGGGTAATATCTAATGGCTGTTCAAATTCAATATCGTCGTGGTACCGCTTCTCAATGGACTAGCGTTAACCCTGTGCTTGCCCAGGGTGAACCTGGCTACGAATACAACACAGGCAAGTTCAAGGTCGGCAATGGTGTAGATACTTGGAATGTTTTGCCGTATGCTAGTGGTCCTATTGGTCCTGTTGGTCCTGCTGGTCCTGCTGGACCTGCTGGACCTATTGGTCCTGTGGGTCCTCAGGGTGCTGTTGGGCCTATTGGTTTAACTGGTGCTACTGGACCTACTGGATTGACGGGAGCTACTGGTGCTACTGGACCTCAGGGTATTCAGGGTCTAAAGGGAGACACGGGGGATACTGGTCCTCAAGGCATCCAAGGTTTAAAGGGCGACACGGGCGCCACAGGAGCCACTGGAGCGACCGGACCGCAGGGTTTGAAGGGCGACACAGGGGACACGGGTCCTCAAGGCTTACAGGGCCTTACAGGGGCTACTGGAGCGACTGGAGCTACAGGCGCACAAGGTCCCAAGGGTGATACTGGCGATACTGGTCCTCAGGGACCCATTGGTCTGACTGGAGCCACTGGAGCAACCGGTGCTGACTCTACTGTCCCTGGGCCTACTGGTCCTACCGGTCCTGCTGGACCAACTGGTCCTGCTGGACCAACTGGTGCTACGGGGGCTACAGGCGCCACTGGCGCTACTGGTCCTGCCGGTGGTTTTAATTCAACACAAATCATTAACGCTCAACATAACGCAACTTATTCTTTGGTTCTTTCAGACCTTGGAAAGATGATTACAACAAGTCATGGAAGTGCCGTAACAATAACTGTCAACTCAGGCTTGGGTTTAGTGCCTGGACAGTCTATTGATTTTCTTCAAATGGGCAATGGTCAGGTAACCATAAATCCTGGAACGGCTACAGTTCACGGTACTCCTGGTTTAAAATTTAGAGCAAAACATTCTTCTGCAACATTGTTTTGCACGGCAACAGACGAGTACGTTTTAATTGGCGACTTGAGTGCATAATGCCAATCCGTAGAGGAACGTTTGCTTCAAGTGTTAATGAACTGCCGTCTGCAAGTATTAACTCTGTAACTAACTTCAATCAGAATCAAGCAACATTTAATGCTACGGTTAGTGCCAACGCTGCAACTACTACTGTTTATTACGACTATTCTACCAGTTCGTCTTTTTCTTCTTTTGCAACAGTAACAGCAACAACGGGACTTACTGGCCAAAATCAATCAGTCCCTTTTACTGTTACAGGGCTGTCAATAGGTACGGTATATTATGTTCGTGTGCGCGCTGTTAACGCAGTAGGTTCGGTCACTTCAGGAAATACGCTATTTACTACTTGGTCAGTAAAGACATACACCAACACGACTGCTGGCTCTTTTTCTGTTAGTGTCCCTTCAATACCTGGAGTTTCTCCTTCTATATTTGAAATGATTGCATATGGCGGTGGTGGTGGCGCAAACTATGCTGGCGGAGGTGGCGGTGGGTACCGTCTTGCTGCTAGTCATGTATCATCAGTTGCCGGTACGCAAACAGTTAGCGGAACTGTTGGCGCAGGTGGTGCAGGTGGAAATGGTGGAACTGGCGCTGGTGGAGCTGGCACAGGCGGGAACACAACTTTAACTGTTGGCTCTACAACATGGACTGCTGGCGGTGGAGGAACTGGTGCACACCCAGGAAATTGTGGTGCACCAAACGGAACTGGTGGTTCCGTTGGCTCGGGAAACAATTCAGCACGAAGCGGTGGGAACAACACCTACGGCTACTACTATAGTTACGCATGTAACCCCTATAGCTGCAACCCTTATGCTTGCAACCCGTACTGCTGTGCTACTGATAAATTCGGTAACTGTACTCAAACCTGCTATGAAACCTGCTATCAAACCTGCTATCAGACCTGCTACGCCTACGACTGCAACTATTACGCAGGTGGTGGCGGTGCGGGCACAGACTCGGGTGGCGCCTCTGCCTCAACACAAAATAGCACCTCTCATGTTGGTGGTGCAGGCGGTGCCGGCGGTGGAGCCTACGGTCTTCGTGGTGGCAACGGTGGCGGTGGTCGTGGAACGCAGGGTGTTGGAGCAAACGGCTCTGTCCCAGCAGGTTCGGGACCAATTGTAGGAACTGGTGGACAGGGCTGGTTTGGTTCCGGTGTCGCTGGTGGTGTAACATTTAAATACTATGGACCATGAGGAAATTATGATTACGGCAAAACCATTTGATATTAACGTTATTAAAACACATAAATTATTTTATGTGTTGGATTACATAACTGGAAACATTGTAGAACTGTACAGGCGTACCCCCGCTGGTGACGACCCGTTCACAGATGCTGAAGTGTTTACAATGCAGGACGGTCATTTGCTTGTAGCGATTAACCATCCATTTAAATATTCTGCAAATAGCTGTTTGATTGCCAAGCAAGAAGACATCGAAGAGGTTGTTAATCTTGTGGCGTGGGAGCGTCTTGTAGATTTTTATGATACAGACATTGATAATACAGACCAGGGATTTTTTGCTTTTTGTGATTCTCAAGCCCTTTTTGACCCAAGTGTAGAATGGCGTTGCGACAATACGTTGTACGGTCCACATACTTTTGTACGGGAGGATGGTCGCATTGTTCCAACGATTAACAAGATACGAGCATATGAAACAATAATGTCTGTACACGGTGTTGGGTATTTAATTTACCTTCATTTACATGATGATGAAGAAGTCCGTGAAAAATATAAAAACAACTCAGAAGTTCCATGTGTTGGGCTTACTCTTTCAGAAGCATTTAAACTTTTACATGAATGGTCGGAAGTCACTAAAGAGCCGTTTAACAGCACGCAAGATATTGCTATAAAGGCGTCACAGTTTTTAGATGTTTTTGGATTTACATCAGACTTGGTTGACAACCAAAGAGACATGCAGGTTGTCAACTACCTCAGGGGCAGTGAACAGGCTCGTCTTCGCCCTACCGGTGTTGTTCCAAACAAGCCAGAGCTTGTTGAGTTTGTAAAAAAGCGCATGGCATCTAGTTCTGTTGCCCTTCTGTGCTCGCTTTATCCAGGATTGTTTAATTTTCAGGAAGTTCTTGAGTTGGAAATTTCTGAGCTTAAAGCTGGTATTGAACGCTTCCGGGAATACTACGGTATTCCTGAAGATTGGGAAATAACCGAAACGGAAAGAATCATTAAACATTGTGAGATTTACATCCACGATACGGTTGGGCCTTACGTGCACAACCAGCTAAGGCTCTTTAGGAACAAGTCTTTAATTCTTGAGCAATTATTAAAAGGTAACGAAACAGAGGTTTAATATGGCAGATTTCGATTATATGGGGTACAACCAAAAGAAGCGTGCAGCTGGTTCGGGCTACGCCTCGAAGCAGGCTGCAAACACGTATGCCCAGTTTTTGTCTCAGCAACGTGGTGCCCGTAAAAAGTTTGATATTCAGCAGGGGTATGAGAAGCAGACCCCCAAGATTGTGGGTAGTTTTACGAAGCGTGGTTTGGCTGGGCCTGGCGTTCAGTCCGGTATTTATCAGAAGGGTTTGACTGATTTCGCTCAGCAGAACTTTCGTGATTTGTCGGATGCACAGAGTGAAACTGACCAGGAAGCTCAGCGTTTACAGTTTGAAGAAAAACAAAACACTGCCGAGTATGACCAGCAGATTGCAGAGTTAGAGGCACAGAAGCAGGCGAGCATTGCTCAGGCTGCTGCAACATTATCGGCATTCAAGCCGTTTTTAAGTTAGGAGATTAAAATGGCTGCAAGCAAAAAGACTAATCAGTCCACTACGTATGACCAAAAAACTGGTAAGTGGACAACCAGGGCCACCGATGATTGGACCCCCCAAGAACGTAAGCGTTTTGGTGTGTCGGCTACAGGAAATATTGACTCTCGCACCGCTAACGCTATCTTGCGTGAACGTCGTGGCGTCAAGCTTGGTGGGGTAGACCAAGCTGGAATTGATAAGGCAGAAACAGATGCCTACAATAAAGCTTTAGCTCAGATTAGAGGCGGTAGCACTGGCGGTGGCACTGCTGGTGGTTATGGAAATCTTTTAAGCACTTTGCGTGGTCTTGGTGATTATGCTGCTGGAAATATTAACTCAAGCATGGATAATCTTTCCACCATGCTACAGGGTCAATCTAATCCTTATTCTGATTTCAAAGCACAACAGACACAGACAACCCCCGAACTTTCTCAGCTTCTTCAGTCCCAAGGTGTTTCTCAGGACCCTTTACAACAGTTTGCTACTGCCATGAATGCTCAAAACCAAAACCAAGCTACCGCTTTTCAAAATCAAGCTGACATTATGAGTAAGATTTATGGTGCCAATCAAGCTGGTTCTATTGGTGATGTTGCTCAGCAGCGTGCTGGTTTGTTAAATCAACTTCAGGGTAACGTATTTGGTACCGGTGCTTCTTTGATGGGAAAGAAAGCTCCTGACCGTAATGCTGTTTTGCAGATGATTCTTGAAGCCATGAAAGTTCAGAGGTAATCATGAGTGATTTAGGTATGGACCCGGAGATTATGAATCTCTATCTTCAGGCAAAAGGTGGAAAGAGCGACACTTCCTTTTTGAATTCTCTCAACAATCCTTGGCTTACTTATCTTGCTGGCGCTTATGACCCAATGAGTCAACAAGCCGGTGGTGCTGGTACTTTGTGGTCCAACTATGCTGGCAATCCCGAATATCCTGTTGTGCAGGATATTATTCAGAAAATCCAAGGTGGTGCAGACCCATACTACATCAGTTCATATATTGATGGTTTAGTTGCTAATGGTACTGACTTGAATGGTTTCCAAGATGCAGACCTCAAGGGACTTGCCAAGGGGCTGTATAACGAGTACACCGGCAAATCTGGTGGTTCATCAAAGGGTGGTGGCAACAATGCTAACTGGTGGGCTAAGGCTGGCTTCCGAAATCCTACAGATGTTTATACGACTGCTGATGTTCCGCTTAATGCGGACATCCGCAAGATGATGGTCGAACAACAGCGTAAGTCTACCAACATTAGTGAACAGAAATCAAAGGCTGATTCTGCTGTAGAAAAAGCTCGCAAGAAATTGAGCCCCATGTATGGCAAGGATTTTGACAGTGAACAGCTTGTTGAATGGTTGAAGAATGACCCGGAGGGTCAAAAGATTGCTAAGAAGAACAACATTGACTGGAAAAAGGTTGATTCAAAAACTGGTCGAATTTATGGATGGGACCAATCTGCTAATACAAACAACGGATGGTGGGACCCACTTAGTCTTGTGCTGAATGCCGCAGGTACGGCTACTAGGGAGATTTCTCGTACTGCGGAAATCATTGGTAAAGAAAATATCATGGGTGGGAAACCAAAGTACATTGAAGAGAAGGTGGGCTTCAAGTCTAAGGAAAACCCCTATGATGTGTATGCTTATGACCAAGCCAAATTGGACCAGGAAGCTTTGGGCGACCAGCAAAAGAAGTCAGCTAAACTTGATGAGGCGACACGCCGTGGAGCCCTCAGGGCCTTTACGGAGGCTGGACGCACACCTACTCGTGACCAAATGAGTACGGTACTCAAGTTCCTAAAGAATACGTAACGAATATACCTATTAGTATGGTGAATCCTTATACCGACCCTAGATACGCTATGGCCCGAATGATGGCTGGCAGTGGTTCGGCAGCATCTTCAGGTGCTCCGGCTTTAGGTCCAGCTCCAAGCAAAGCATCTGTTCAACTTGGGCGTATGACTACCAACATGGTTTCAGCCAATCCTTCGTTGCGTCAAGCTATTGACAACATTAACGCCGGTGGTAAGACAAACAACTCTAGCGGAGTTGTTGGTGGGTTGTTCAATAACCCGATAGCGAAGACAGCCCTGAATGGTCTCAACCTTCTTGCTGTTCCTGGTCGTGCTGTTAACGCAACCATCAGGGAGGCTGTTGACGCCGTTGATGGCAAGTCGGATACAAGGGCTTCGTTTGGCGATTTCACCAAGAACGTAAAAGACCCTACTTTTGGTTTTGGTAAAGCATTCCATATTGACACTGGCAATATTTGGGTTGACCGAGGAATCGGTCTTGTTGGTGATATCTTTACCGACCCTCTTACTTATGCTACTTTTGGTGCTGGTAAGTTTGCCGGGTATGCAGGGCGTCTTGACCTTGCCAAGAGTGCGCTTCGACTTACTGGTGACCAAGCACTTGCAAACAACATTCAAAGATATGGTCGTGCAGCGATTAAAGACTCTGACCTTCTTGAACGCTTAGGTGCTAACAGGCATGGTGTCTATTTCCTTGGTAAGCGTGTCAAGGTTGGATACAAGGGTCAGGGTGTTCGTCTTCCTGGTTCAGGTGCTATTGGTATGCTTGGTGACGCTGCTCTTTCAAAGATGCGTGTTGGAATGATGGGTACTCGTGGTGGTAAGTTCCTTCAGCGTATCACTCTCCCGGCAGAAGGTTTGGCTGCTCGCCAAGCCCTTCTTCAAGGAGAGATGGGAGACGAAGCTGCTGCTACATCTATTGCTTATTTTACTGCATCACCTGTTGCACGTCGTGCAGCTGGAGAAGCACTGCAAAAAGAGAATGTTAATGTTTTAAAGATTCTTACCAATGAGCGTGCTGCTGGACTTGAAGGCGTAAAGGACCAACTTGCTAACATCATTGAAGACGCCGATGCTTTTGCTCGTGCCACACCTGAACTGCAGCAGCGGGCACAGGTTTGGATTGATTTGTTTAAGCGTTATGAGGACGACATCTCTAAGCGTTATGCCGAGATTGACCCGACTGCAACTCCTGGCTGGGTTGAGAACTATTTCCCACGTATGCAAACCGATGAGGCAATTGCTTATCGCACAGATAGGTCTAATCCTCACTCTAAGTCTTTGAATGAAATTTTTGACCGTGACCCTATGGCCGGTGGTAAAAACTTTAAGAGTCGCACAATGGAAGTTGGAGATGATTTCTTTGGACAGAAGTTAACAGCAGAAGATTTGAAGAGCGTCGACAAGTTAAACAAGATTGCTAACGACGCTGGTTTTGTAGGAAAGTTTTTTGAGACAGATGTAACCAAGGTTGTTCCACGTTACATTGAGGAGTATGCCAAAGAGGTCGGTGTGCTTGCTCGTCATAAGCATCTTCATGATACTGGATTTTGGGAACGTGCGAGTGCTATCGAGGTTTCGGGCGAGTTCATTGACAAGGAACTCATTGATGGGTTTAAGAAGACTGTAAGGTCTCTTGATGATGACATGCGCCAACTGCAAAGGCAGTTTGCGAAGTCTCATATTGGTTTACAAAATGCGCTTGCTGAACATAGGGATATGCTTGTAAAGAACGTCAGCGAAGCTAGAGCTTCTTTGGGTGAGCTTGAAGATATTGTCATTAATGAGCGTGCCCTTGATGATGTTCTTAATGGTTCTCTTACTTTGACGGCTGATGAGCTGCAGATTGTTGCAGACAACCTTGGTGGCATGAAGCAGAAGTTTGCTGCTATGTTTAATGCAACTTTTGAAAAGGGCAAGCTTGTTATGAAGGAAGCTGGCGACTCTGTTGACAACACCCCACTTGTAGCGGATGGTCTTCTTGGGTATCTTGATAATCTTGAGAATGACATTCTTGCTTTGCGTTTGGAGATTGGTCCTCTTGAACGTGACATGGTTGGTAAGGAGCTTGCACAGCATCATCAGACCATGGAGAACCGTGTTGGCTTGTTGCGTACACGCCTTCAGGATGCGCATGACCGTATTAAGATGGTTACGGAGTTTGGCAACATTCTTGAGTCTACTCTTGATGCGATGGCTAAGGGTACCGATGTTGGCGACATACCAATTGAGGTAGCTCACGCTATTGGTATTATTGCTCGTGATGGCCAAATCGGCAGCGACACTGTTCGTGAAATTATTCAGAAGCAATTTAATCTTTCAGGCGAGTTGCAGACGTTTATTAACAAAGCCATTAAAGAAGATGGAAGTATCTTTAGCCAGGTGACAATGCACTCAGGTCTTAAGAAGACCGCTGTATCTAAGATGAAGGTTTCTGATTTCTATGAATCTCTCCCAAGGTTGTTTGGTGGAGAGATGAGCATCAACCGTGTTCGTGAACTTGCATTATTTTCTTTGATTTCAGACAATCGTTTGTATGCTGACCAGATTCCTGAAACTCTCCAGGGTTTACGTGCTCAAGTTATTGAACAGCTCCGTCTTGCAGACGAGGCTGTTGCGTTCAACGCTCAGACAGTTCGGAGCGAAACAAGCAAGGGCAAGCAAACTCTTGGCAAGATTTTCGAGTCTGAAGTAACCCCTGCTTATGACCGTGCGACAAACTATGTTAATGCTATTGAAGGTATTGACGTATACATCCCTAAGCTTGAAAAGACTATTGCTGAAAATCCAGGGCTTGCTGATATGCCTGTTACCTATGATGCTATTCAGCCTTTGTTGCGTGACCATCCTTGGCTTGGTGAGATAGTTCCACAGCAAACAGGTTTTGACTTCTACGAGGACCTGATGGGTGTCAACATGTCTGTGCCCATGAATCCTCGTGGCAACTCTGACTTTGTTACTGGTGAGCGTTTTAGTCTTGGTGGAGAAACAGTTGCTGATGTGCAGCTTGCTCGTGAAGCATCTAAGGATGCAATGACTTATGGTGAACTTGTGACAGCAGCTAAGTCTCACAAGTCTAAGCTTGAAGAGATGATGAACGGTCCTTTCTTTGCTTTCGGCAAGACGGGCTTTAACGAAAAGACTTATACGGGTCGAGAACTTCTTGAAATGTTTGAAGAGTACAAGTCTCTTAGTGGTCGTCTTACAAGGATGCGTGCTACTCGTGCAAAGGAAGTAGAAACAATTCAGAAGTCTCTTGGGTTTGACCTCCCTGATGACGAGATTATTCCATTGGCACGTGTAGAGAAGATTCGTGCTACAGCAAAATCAGAGAAAGCAGCCAATGAGCAGATTGCCATTGAAGCAAAGGCTCGTCGTGCAGCGATTAAGGAAGAAGCCACAACCAAGGCTAATCAGAAGCGTGTGTTTGTTCGCCAAGGCGATATTGAAACAGACATCTATGGCAATGTTGTTTATGATGCGAAGGGGCAGCCGAAGCGCATGCCTGATATTACTGAGATGTTCGGTGACCAGTACACAAAGACGCTTGATGCTGTTCGCAGCATAAGCGGTGGTGGTACAACTGTTCGTCCTGCAAACTGGGTTGGTCTGCCTGCACAGCGTGATGCGCTGAGCAACGCCTTGATTAACTACACTATGGCTTCTGAGGTTCACTCACGGTTTAATGCATTGGCTGAGTTGACTTCTTCTTTTGGTTTTGTTCCTACTCAAAGAATGTTTGCTGAAGTTACACGTTCTGTTGGAAATAAGTTTATCCCCGGCATTGAATCCAAGCTTTCCAATATCACGCATGCACATATGATTCTTGAGGAGCTTGACAAGAAGGTTGCTCGTGCTATTGCAGGCAAGGAAGGCGTATCTATTTCCGAAGTGTTTAAGAACGCTCTTGATACTTTGCCCCAGGCACAGCGTGATGTTTTGACGGAAGTTATTGGCCACAAGGTTAACTGGGCTGGTGACCCTTATACATTAAAGCGCCGTATGAAGTCTGCACTTGCTGGAAAGTCTAAGAAGTCTCCTGGTCCTGTTCTTGATGAGGCTGGAAACATTGTCCGCAACAAGTCAAAGAAACCCATCATGCAGGTTAGTGAAAGAACAAAAGCAGAGAACGCTTTTTATGATGAGTATGTAAAGCCTTGGTTTGAAACAGCCTATCCGAATAAAACAGCAAGCAAAGAAAACATGAAGGCTGCTTTGAAGGAAAATGTTCCTTCAGCTGCTAAAGGAAACCGTGGTTCAATGAGTCCGTTTGCTGACGACGCCGACTCTATTGTTGTTAAGCGTTGGTTTGAGGGTTTGATTGGTCGTTCAGAAATCGCCGGTACACGTAGCACAATTGTCGGCGGTGAGGCTGAGCTTGTAACCAAGATGAAAGCTTTGCGTACTGCACGTATGCGCTTTAAGACGATGCTTGCACCTGACGTTAATATTGCTGAGTTCTTTAACGACCCGGGCAATCTTCAACGCACCGGTACCTGGTATGCGTCGTTGTTGCAGGACCATGCAGACAGACTCGAGCGTCGCATTACTGCGAAGCTCGGTGTTAATGAGGCTATTGTTGAGCGTGTCGGTAAGGCTCGTTCTGCTTTGGAGACGGCAGCTGGATATGAGACCCAGGCTAGCCGTTTGACTGGCGCTGTCTCTGGTGATGTTATTCAACTTGAAAAAGATATTGCAGCTATCAAGGCAGAGATTGCAAGTATTGAAACCAACCCCAAGGCTTCACAGCGTCTTCTTGAAAAGAAGGTTGTTCTTGCTGGAACGCTAAAGGAGAAGGAAGGACAGTTAAGTCAGATTAACACTATTCCTAATCTTCCAAAGAAGGCACAAGCAGTTCTCGATAAAGCTCCTCCCGATGCACGAACCATTGAAGAGGCACGTCGTGTTGTGGACAGATACAACGAGGGTATGCTTCTCCCTATCCATGTTAAGGCCCAGGCTGACAAAGAGATTGTGGATGCTATTCATCGCCTGGCGCAGTATGACCTTCATATGTTTAGTGAGGGATTCACAAAAGATGGTGTTACGTTTGCGACTCTTGCCAATGGTGAGAAGATTACTTTCTCTGAGGCTGAGTGGAAGTCGTTGTTCTTGGAGAACACGACACGCAATACTGCTCCTGATTTGATTAATGATGTCAACATCGAGATTCGCCAGCATCGCACCGACTTGATGCGACTTGGACGCCTTAAGGCTGAATGGTTGCGTAGGGTTGAGCAGGCATCCAACGCTCCAATGGAATTGAACGTTGAGCGTTCACAGGCGATGGTTGACGACATTATTGCCGAGATTGAAACAACACGTCGCTCTATGGATGAGTTAATGTTAAGGCGTGATGCTCTTGACCCTGCTGTTAATAATGCAGCTCTTGAAAAGATGCGTGTTCTTGTTCATGGCATTGAGGCCCGCACTGGTCGCTGGGCACGTCCTGGTTCTAAGCCCGTGTTTGACGCTGATGGTATTGCTCGTGTCTCTGATGGAACGCATCCTAGCTTTAGATACTATGTTGAGAGCAAGGCTGGTCCTTTTGCTGAAGGTCTCAGGTCTTATCAGCCACGTGATTCCAAACCTCCTATTATTGCACGTGCAGATGATGTTGCTTCTCGTCGTGCTGGGTTGATGAGTGTTTGGAACAAGAGTCCTGAAGCTTTGCATCTTAAGCGCATGCAACAGCTTGAGAACAATGTTTTCGTACAGCTTCATGGACATTTGAATGAGTCTGTTGAATTAATGACCAAGCACCATGAGGACATTCTTAATCAGATTCGTCAGCTTTCTGATGAGCGTACCGGGGCAGTCGCTGATGTTCTCGCACAACGTGATAATGTTGCGTCTATTGCTCGTGATGGTGCCGACGAACTTGAGAAGAACACCGGCAAGCGTGTGCTCGCTACAATGGCTGATGGAACGGAAGCCGAGCTTCCGATTCCTAGAACACCTGAACAGGCTCGTACGTTTGCTGACCAGCTTGAAAAACAATCCGTACCTGACGGTCCGTTTGTTGTCAAGGGCGATGGAAACAATGCGCTGGAAGAATCTTATACAGACGCTGTAAACATTCGTGGTGATTACAACGCAGCAAAGATTGCACGTGACCGTGCCAAAGCCGAGTCTGCCGAATGGGCTAAGGGCAAGGCCGGTCGTGTCAAGGAGGCTGTGAACGCCTGGGAGAGCCGTATCAGGTACAAGGAAAGTGTCGAGGTTGTTGTTGACGCTGTTAGAACAAAGCGTGATGATTTGCAGACACAGATAATGACACGCTTTGGTGATGTTGATGGTTTCTGGAATGAGATTTATAATCGCCGTGGAATTATTGATGACTTTGAATCACAGCTTAACGAGATTGATGCACTCATTAACGACATGCCTCAGGACGTTGGCGACAAGGTATTGAAGAAGATGCGTGGTGGCAAGGCCACCCCTGAGGAAATTTCTCGCACACGTGATGCTTATCGTGAGTGGATGAGGGCTAACAAGCCTGTCTTTACAAAGCTCGGGCAGGAGCCTGACAATCCTGTCTATAAGGCTTGGGCAGCAGCAGCACAAGCTGATGCTGACTTAATTTATCTTGACTTTGCTAAGCGTGAAACCATGGACCGCATGATTCTTGCTAGCGCAGGAGAGTGGCAGTCTGCGGTTATTGAACCAATGGCTAAGGAGTGGAAGAAGGCAGCTAAGCAGGCTGGACTTCTTGACGGAAAGAAGAGCCTGAAGTCCGAAGGTCTGCCTGGTCTTTACGGCAACAAAGAGGCTATTGATTTGATTCAGAGTCTTTCCCGTATGAATGAACCTGGAGTCATAACAGACCTGTCCAAGATGATGAGGGGTTACACGGGCTTCTTCCGTTCGTATGCTACGCTCAGCCCTGGGTTCCATGTCCGTAACAGTATAAGCAACATCTTTGCGATGTTCTCTGCCGGTGCAGACATTGGAAACATGCAAGAGGGTTTCCGTTTGTGGCGCTTGATGGATGACGCTTTTAAGAATGGCAAAACCATTGAAGAATGGGTTAACACTCTTCCGCAGGCACAGCAGGCTAATGCACGTATCGCTGCTCAGACGGTTGTTGGTCTTGGAAACACTCAGGCTGACGATGCGCTTGCTGGTTTTGCACGTCAAGGCAATATGATTACCGACAATGCTGGTATTAGAATCTCACGTAAGACCGGTCAAAAGGTTGAGGGCTCTGCACGTTTCATGCTGGCGTATGACTCTCTTGCTAAGGGTTTCACAGAGGATGAGGCTTTCAACAGGACACGTCGTTACTTGATTGATTATTCAGAGAAGTCTATTCTTGACGAGTCAATGCGTGACATAATTCCGTTTTGGACTTGGATGAGTCGAAACATGCCTTTGCAGGTTGTGAATCGCTGGGCTAACCCTAAGCCTTATTTGATGTACATGAAGTTCAAGAACAACTTTACTACACCGAACGAGGAGGGAGAGGTAACTCCTCTGTCTATGCTTCAGATTGATGCACTTAATCTTGGTGGTGGCAACTACCTGAGCCCTGACCTTCCGTTCACTCGTGTTGACCAGCAGTGGCAAGACTTGCAAAACCCTCGCAAGCTTCTTGCGATGGTTAACCCAGGTATCCGTGTTCCTTTGGAAATGGTTATGAATACAAACGCCTACACGGGACAGCAGTTCAAGGACGAGTGGGTTCCTGTTGGAGGTATGCTTAAGCCGTTGATTCCTGCTCTTGAAGCGGCCGGTCAAATAGAACGTGACTCCAACGGCAATGCCGTAATTCGTAAGAAGGCTCTGTATGCGCTTACATCTATGAACCCACTGCTGGGTCGTGCTGAACGTATGTTCCCTTCAGGAGAGGGTGACCCAAGCAAGGTTCAGAATGCTTTTGCTGGATTTATGGGTGTGCCTGTCTCTAGTGTTTCACCCGAAATGCAGGATGCTGAAAGGTTCCGCCGTTTGGCTGAACTTCAGCGCATGCAACAACGACAAAAAAATATTGAGGAGGCCAAGTAATGGCTAAGTTGACATATCCAACTAAACGACTCGTGGTGCCTGAGGCGCTGGGTCGCATCCCTAGTGGGAAGCTCCCTGCTGGCTTGATGGGCAAGTGCAAGGCTGGTGGATGGTTGTACCGTCCGGCTGCTAAGTCATTCAACGAGATGTATAAGCATGCGTTGTCTTGTGGTATCAAGCTTAAGTCTATTGGTTCTTATCGTTCGTATGAGAAGCAGTATGATTTGTTTATTAGCAGATACAGCCTAAAGGATGAGGGTCGTGTTCCTCAGGTGACACGTAAGTTTGATGGTCGTATTTGGTACCTAAAGAAGGGGATGTCGCCGGCTGCGACTCCTGGTGCTTCCAATCATGGTTATGGTTTAGCTATTGACCTTGATGTTACGAACCCGAAGGTGTACGCATGGTTGGACATGCACGCTCCGGCGTATGGTTTTTATTTGCAGGGTAAGCCGACGTTGCCGAATGGTAAGAAGAATCCTGAGTTTGAGGCGTGGCACTGGCAAAAAGTTGATGCCTGAAACGACGAAAGCCACCCCTAAGGGTGGCCTTCTGTCTGTTCTTTAATTTTACCTTCAGGTCCAAACCCTTCCATGTAAGTTATCTTTACAGGTCGAGGGTGCGAACTTGTATATGGTGAGCGTGGCCTGCACGCTCTAAGCTTTCTGCGCTTGGTGGGCCGTATGCTCCGTCCCATTATTCCTCCCAAATGTTTATCTTGTCATTCTTTAAGGCCATCTCCATAGTACCTAGGAGACTCATTAGAACTCCGATGCCGACTATCCATGATTCTCTGTCGGCTAGTCTCATTCCGTATCCTGCTCGTACTGCGTCAATCATATCTTCTTGACTCATCATTACGCTCATCTCATAGAATGTTCCGTGTTGTTCTACTATTCGTTTTGCTTTGGATTCAATGTCTGCCACGTCTTCAGGTGGTAGAAAGTTTTTAATCCAATCGGGTTCGTCGCTCATTTGCTATCACAATCCAATCTTGCGGTAATCCATTTACCAAGACGCCTTGACCCAACTCTACGAGTGGCATTCCATAGTGTCGGGCCAAGATGTCATACAGTTCTTGGACGCTTACCGGTAGGTGAAAGGCGACCGTGAACTGGGTGGATATCATTCGGTACCTTCGGACTCCTTACGCATTGCCTCTTCAATAGTTGTGGCTGCTGCAACAATCTGCTCTACAGATGTTGGTCCGAACTTATCTTCAAGGAATGCAATTAAAGCGAAGATGTTTGATACGACCCAGTATTGGTCGATTGGTTGTTGTTCGTTATTCGTGGGGTTCGGTGTTTCCATCGTAGTCTCCTAATTCAAGATTGAAAGTATCGTCTAGTATCATCAGAGCAATCACGCAGTATCCAACGATATCCATAAGTGTATCATTGGTTGACTCGTGGAATGCTTTTCTGTCTTTGTTTTTTAAGTTGTCTAGTCGTTCAATCTTGTCACTGAGGCGGACAACCACTCCGTACATTCCGAAGCGGTTGATGTTGCCATGACCATAGTCGTGCTGTTTACGGCACAGGGTGGCCACCATTTCTCCTGTGTCCCATGTCTCTGCAAAGCGCATCTCGTTAATGGCTGACACTGCGATGTCGGTAAACGTTTCCTGCCTGACCATGACCTCCCGGTCGGTTCGGTACACAGCCTCTAGCGCTGTGATGTATGAGCGCATGCGTTCAATGTCCAGCGGTTCGGAATCTTCTGTGCTTCCTAGCCCTGCGATGTACATCACCCATTGCATGGCTGATTGTTCCCATGTGTCTGCTAGACGGATTGATTTGCGGATTGTTGTGTTTGTTGACATTGCTACCTTTAGCTTTTCAAACGCCTGATTACGCAGGCGCCATACGTGTGTTTTGGTCATGTTGAGTTCGTCGGCAATCTTCTGTAAAGATTTGCCCTCGCTTATACATGCGTTGATTATCCACAGGTCTCGTGGTTCTAAATCGTCTACTATTGATGCTACGGCTTCCCGTAGCACCAGTAGTTCCTCGTTGGAGGTTGGTGGTTCCTCAAAGGGTTTGGTCTGCATGAGCGCTTCAATGTCCGTGTCGGGACTTCGGTCAGCGGTTGACCTGATGGGTCTGAACTCATTCATCATATAGTTCACTGTACATCATACTCATCACTTGGTCGGGTTCTATAATCCATCCTCGTGCTGGGTTGTTTGAGCGTCGGGCAAAGTCCATCATCTTTAGATTCTTTTTGTTCTTTCGGATGTACTTCTTGAGGCGCTTTACCGATACGACAATGAATGCACCGCCCGTACCATCTAGTGTGTATACATATACCCACCATTTTGCTTTAGTTACATTTATTCCGGAGGGGTTCCAAACTTGGTTTCCTTCTTCGTCTGTTTTGCGGAAAGGGTTTTGTTCAACCTCGACTGCCATCCTGCCATTCCTGTAGCGGTCTGTTTTGACTTCAAACGCTCCGTCGCTGAGCGAGTCAAGAAACGATTGTACGAGTTTTTCTCCCTGTTGGCCATATGCTAAATCCTTTTGAAAATTAAATTTGGATGCTGGGATATCCCAGTCTGAGTTCTTTGTCATCGTTTGGTTACCTGTAGTTTATATACAAGCTTGTCGTCTGTGTATGCCACACCGTTAAGCCCGTCTAGGATTGACTTCGCATAGTTGTCAATGTCGCCCCGTAGTGGGCTAGGCTCCATAGTATCATACTCTGTGACGGTCACCGTAAACTTGTCTTTGTATAGACTGATGACAAGCGAGACCGGCTTCTCTGCGCAGAAGCCGTCCCACGCTTCACGTACCATGCGTTCAAACTCCAGGGTTTGGACGGGCGTGAATACCCGTCCTCTCCTGCCAAGTCGTGGTCGTTGTTTTACTTTCGGTTTGAACCTAAAGGTTTGGTTGTGTTTCCTAGTCATTAGGTTGTGCTCCGAATACTATGTTGTATGACCGTTCAATGATTTTGATTAGTTCTTGTTCACCGTCCGAACGGAGATAGAACTTACCCCAACGCCCGTCTGCAGACCTAAGAATAGAAAGAGCTTCTCCAGCAGTAAGGCTGTTGTCCCTGAGTTTACATGCAAGTCTAAAGAGAGTTGAAGAACGGTCTGTCCCTTCAAGGGGTCCGTCTCTCCAGATGACGTAGGGGATTGCTCCTGCCCTTCTGAGTAGGACACGGACGTCTTCTGTGACTCCTTCTTGAACGGCGTGGACCCTTTGTGGGGGTACATAGAGTGTGGCGATTCCTTCGAGGTGCTCGAGGGTTGTTCTGTGTTGCAATGCTTCGGACAAGAAGCTGTGCAACCCCATTGGCTTGTCTTCTTCGTCCAGTATGATTCTTTCATCTAATCTTCCTTCGTATGCGTTTGGATATGGCAGGCGCACATAGTTGCCGTATCCAGTACCGGCTGACTCCTGCTTTGGGTTTACTTCTTTTGCTGGATAGTTGATTGCTTGATGGGCTGCGAGGAATGCTCGTCGCATTGTCGCTGCTGGCACGAGGCTGTCTGCGAACACCCAAATGTGGTAGCCCTTGCGTGTCTTCTCAACCCATGCCTTGATATCTTTGACGGCGAACGCCATCTGCAGATTGCGTGCAGCGTCTAGGTCGTCGACATCAATGTCTGTGCATCCCCACACGCAGAACCAACTGGACTTGTATGGCACCAGTGGGTACACACCAATCAGTTCGTCACCTTGCAGGTGACCCATGAAGGTATCGGGTGTTAATGGTTTGCGGACACAGCCACCAGCCCATGCTCCGTACACGTCGGCACGTCCACGAAAGAGTGTGGTGAATGAGTCAACTAGGTATGGGGTTATCCCAACTCGGGCTGTTGCCATTGGGCCCTCCGTAGGTACTGGTCAGGTAGTTCGCCATGCTTCAATTCCCACAGTCGTCCTGTCTTGATGTCTAGTTCGAAGTCAACATCATCAACTAGGGTTCCACCCGGACGTTTGTTCTTTAACAAACTGAGTGTGACTGTGTACTCGTGGATGCGCTGGTCATACACGAGCGACTCCATACGCTCCTGCGCTTTCTCGCTGTGGTTTCTATCTAGCTTTTCTTTGAGGTCGTTTATCTCTGCCATGATTTCGTACTTCTTGCGTCGTACGCCGATGATTGAGGTGGCTTGTTGTTCGCCACCGTAGGCACCTGATGACATGGTGAGTTTGCGTCCCTCTGCACCACTGGAGCGTGAAGTTTGATGCAACACTAGCATTGGGATGTCGTGGCGACGTCCGAAGCCTTTGAGGTAGCCAGCCTTCTCAGGCACCATCTCTCCTGCTTCGACAAGTTCAAGATAGTCCACAACCATAAGGTCAGGCTTAGACCCCCAAACATCGGACACTTCGCCGTAGGCTCGTTCCATGTCTGCAGGTACGAGAGGCTGGTCAAACACAGCAAGGTTAGGAAAGTCTTCCTCTGCTGTTTGTCTGAGCAAGTCAATCGCTTCCTTGTCGTCTTCTGCTACACGCTGTTCCAAGATACGAGCGTCGATGTTGTGATGCATGCACACAAGTTTGGTGAGCACGAGTGTTTTGGGTTCGTCCGGAATAAACAGGGCGACCTTCTTGTCACGGTTGTTCCGCAACGTATGCAACAGCACTAGGGTTTTACCACCGTGTGAGTAGCCGAGCATCATGGCTAGTTCGCCTGGGGCGATGCCACGCATCTCGTTATCGATTGGTTCAATACCTAGATAGACTCGTTCTTCGGGTGACTGTGCCCAGCGCACGAACGAGTGGGCTGCTTCTGTGAGTGGCACATAATGTTTGTATTCACGGGGTATAGACGAAGCAGGGGCCAACGCTGTTGCGTTGACCCCCACGTTGTCCCATCCCGCTTTGATGTCTTCAAGCGAGAGTCTCAAATCAGGCTCCCTTTGGTGGCCAGTATGCCTTTTCCTTGTCGTTCACGGCTTTGAACCATGGACGCTTTGGATTGGCTGCGAGGTCTGCACGGTTGTCGTACACTTCGGTTACGCCGTCACGCTGACAAGCGGATACAAGCCACGCTGGGATTGGTCCTTGCTGGTCGTTCTTGATTCGCACAGAGAAGTCTGTTGAGGTTGCCTGTGGGAATGCTGTGGCGATGATTGCCTCGTCGGATGGTGCGCCTGCGCCACCGTAGATTGCGTTCATAAGCAGTTCGGTTACTGCATCAAATGCGTCAGCAAATGCGGTAATTGCTGTGTTCACGTCACGGTCGCTTGTTGCAAGTTCGCTAGCAATTTTTGCAGCGACCTGCGTAATGATTGATTTGTCCTTATCCATTGTTAACCTCCAATAGGTTGTTGTCGATATCGCTAAGTCGTGAGCCCTTACAGATTGACCAGTATGGGCACCACTTTTCTGAACACAGTCCGTGTTGGTCATTTGCCATCCACGGTGTCTCCACTCCTAGTGATAAACATGATTGCAGTACAGATTGTACTTGATGTTTGAACCAGTCAACGTGGTGTTGCGTCCTGATGACTGGAACGATTTGTCCGACGCTCTTTGATGTGCGTGTCATCACACCATAGTTGAAGCGTACGGGATATCCGGGTGACCATCCGTTCTCTACGCATGCATAAGCGTACGCTGAGGCTTGGATGGATTGGCGTTGCTTCTCGCCTTGATAGTATTTACGGCCTGCTGTTTTCCAGTCCCAAATAATACCGTCAGGGTCGATGTAGTCGATGGTGCCACCCAGCCATACGGACGGCTGTGCGTCGAATGGCAGGCTTGTGTCTTCGGGCAGGTCGTACAGTTTGACACCGAACTTCTGCTCACACACACCGCCCTTGGTGACGGATGGTGCGACGTCGCTGTGGAAGGTGTTCATCAAGGTGATGACATACTCCCCCATGTGGGCGATGCCGTTGGTTGAGTTAATGCGGAATGGTTCTTCCTCAACGAGACGCTCAAGTTCTGCGTTGGCAACCCAGTAGGATTTCTCCACTTCGTCGTGCGTCAGATAATGCTCAATGCCTGCGTGTACTGCCGTACCGATGTGTGTTGCGTCTGACCCCATGCGCCACTCCGGCATTGTTACTGCCAGTCGCGAACGCTCGGGGCATATCATGATGTCATTCAGCCAGGATTGGCGTACCCATACTTTTCCGTCGTCGGCTACTCTCATAGTTCGCCTCGTCTTTCTAATCGTTGTCGAAGTTTTGTCACATACGACTTGTGGATGGTGACACCAAAGATGTCAATCAGTTCCTGTCGTAGTGGCGTTGGTTGTTTACCCTCTCGGATACCTTCCACTAAATAGTGGTAGGCATCGTCAGGCATGGTGCGTTTGTATCGTGTGGCGTACGACGGGTTAGCGGATACAGGCGGGTTCTCTAGTTCCTCTCTGTACTTGTGGATTGCCTGCCACGCTATGTCGGCTAGTTCAAACCAGTTGAGAAGGGTGCCGTTCCACTTACCGAAGTAAGCGATTGCTTCACCGTTGTGCATCTCGTGCGGTATAGCTAGTTTGGTTGTTGTTGGTTTCGTGATGATGACATCACATAAACATTCCGGTGGGTGTTCAGTCACGCCACATCCTTCAGGGCTTGCTGTCATGGTCTCCTAACATGTATCTGCTTACTAGTACTTGTGCGCTCCGCCCCTTTGGGCGGTGCGCTAACTGGTCTGGTGCCCCCACCCCCTGTTGTCCCCCTCCCCCGTGGTCGGAAGACTAGCAAAGGGTGTCGGGAACCTGTCAACGCTTGACCATCTTGTAGGTCTTACCATTGTGAGCGTAACAGGTTGGTGGCTCCTTCAGTTCTATGTCGGTCTCAAAGGCGTTACCGCATTTGGGGCAGACCCAACGGTTCCTCGCCTTAGGCATTGGCTGTCAGCCTGCTGGTAGCCATTGACTTCTTGTACTCCTCAATGGCGTACCACAGTGCGTCCATTGCGTCATACATTTCTTCACCGTTCTCTGTGTTGTGCTCATACACATCCATCATCACGCCCAGCAGGTTGCTGACTGTGAGTGCGGTCTCAATGATTTTGCTTACATGTACTTCGTTTGTCATTTGTTTCTCCAAGCCGACCAAGGTGTCGGCACTTTAGGTTGTAGTGGTTTGTTGTTATAGATACAGCCCCAGCCGTTGAACCCGACTGGCTGTTGGAACACCCCGTCTTGTCTGAGGTATCCATGTAGGGCGATGCGGTTGGCTACATGAATTTGCTCTTCTCGTGTAGCGCCTTGAGGCCGTCCTGCGAACTGTCTGCCACCGAACGCCCTCCAAGTGGGTACGTAGATGCCAAGTCCGCCACCCCACATGCCAAGGTCTTGCCAATTGCTTCCAGTCTCACACTGAGCAACAGCATCCCAATATGAATCCTTTGGAGTTCGTAGCGTAGCGAGCCACTCCATCGGCCACGCATTTGGCTCGGTCTGCGGTGGTACTGTGGAAGTGGTAGTGCTTGTCGTTGATTCAATGGCAAGTATGTCAGTAGGTGTTTCGGCATTTGATACCTCGGTTGTTGTGGAACTCCCCACGCTTGGGGAGTTCATTGGTTGGCTGACTATGGATGGGTGTACGCTGATAAGAGCGAGGGATGATAGAAGTATTCTAAGCATCCGGCATCTCACTTAATGCCCTAGACATAGAGTGTCCAAACTTGTTGTTGGCTGACATAAGAATCATGAGTTCCTCCTGAACGTCGGTGTGGTATTTGGTAGATGTAAGTCTATCAAGCTTCTTTGATAGTTGGTCACAGCCGATGCTGAGTGACTTCATGACGGCACGAAGTTCGTCAAAGGATAATTCTGTATAGATTTGTGGGGTCATTGTTTTACCTTACTGTGTGTTGACTGGGATTTGATTGGACTTGTTAGAATGGTTCTACCCTGGTTGCAGACTGCGAATCAACAGGCACACAGTCCTCAAACAGACCGTCGAGACGGGTGATGACAGCCTCACGGACGCTGGTCACCCAGCGGTCTGTGTGCAGAACATCGTGGTTGCGACGAGCCTCGTCAACAATCTGTGTCATCAACTGGATTGGAAGTGTTGGCAACTGAATGAACGAGGCATCCGGGGACACGGTATTTAGGTGTGTGCAGGTGCTGGCAAGTTTGTCGGTCTTGCGGATTGAACGCCAGTTGTCATTCCAGTTGGTGATTGTGTCCATCACGGATTGAATCTGTCCTGTCAGCCACAGATTGGGACGGCGACGGTTCTCACTAGCGAGCACAGTTTTGGATTGGACATGGTTGACCCATGTCTGCTTCATGTCACTGATGCTGATGTTCTCACCTGTCAGGTCAACATTCATGGACGGTGCAGTCTGAATGGCGTGACTGATGACGCTAGCAATGCGTTCGGTTGCGTTCTGTGCACACCATGCGTCAGGTGTGTTCATGTCAAAGCGGACATGTGTGATGATGAATGTTTCGTGCTTGCTGATTGGGTTTGGTGTAGGCATTGTTGTCTCCTGTTGTGTTGGTTGTGTTGGTATTTGAAAGATGTTGTACCAGTCGATGTTGCGTTCACGCATTGCCCGTGCTCGGGCAGTGAGTGTGTACATGTAATCTTCTAGTGTGTTGACGACGATGGGTAAACCATCGGAGTCGTATTGCAATGGTGCTCGATGTTGTAGTGGCATTAGAAAAAGTCAATCACTCCTTGGTCGTAGTTGCCGATAGCGAGAGATTCGGCGTACTCTCTGTCGTCCATCTCTGCACGGTATTCCTCAACAAGGTCTGACTGACGCTCATAGCATGAGCACATGAGACGCTCTGACTCACAGAACCAGCATGCGTCACACTGCGGACACAGGTCGGCGGTGTCAATGTTGTCCTCGTCAAAGTAGTGCTGGAAGTCGCAATGTGAACATGTCCACATCTCTGCCCACACCCATTCGCCGTTGGCTTCACGATATGAACAATCAACAATACCACGGTCAGCGTCAGCGTATTCCTTAGGCACATAGATAGGTGACTCAGACTTCTTAGTCCAACCGCTGGTGTACATACCTGAACCGCTGTAGGTGTAGCGAGCATACTTGTAACTCGTGTTAGACCACCACACACCATCAGCGTCGTAAGCACCTAGGTTCTCGTTGATGATTGTGTAATCATTCTGCACATCAGGATTAGCAGACAGGAACACAAGTTTAGAACCAGCAGCAAACTTGCTCATCTTCTTGCGCATCTTCTTGCTGTTGAGGATTGGAGAGCCACCCATCTGTGGAATCATTTCCTCTGCATAGATACGGGTGTCAGACTTGCCATCACGCTCCTTGATAGGGAGCATGCCGTTGTGTGCCATAACAGTTTGAGTGTCACGACCAACTTGGAATGGATGACAGTTGTCTACAGTTGTACCACCATGGGTAGTAATCCTAGAGTGGAACAATGCAGGCCCACTGTGCTTAGCACGCACAGTCAAGAACTCGTCAAGGATTTTGTCAAAGTCGAGACCGCTGTTATGGATAATGCTGGTGCCGGCATGCACTGCAAAGCCGAAGCCGTCAGGGTTGTTGGAGGCGCCATTGGTCAAGTCATCAATTGATGGTGTGGTGTATTCAGGAATAAAAGTCAGCAAACACATTGCTTAGACCCCCTTGCTTTCTGCATATGTATTGAAGTTTGTGTATGTTTTTTGTTGGATAGTCCACTCACGGAATCTGTCCCAGTCGTGGGCGGACTTGATGGATACGGCATTGCGTGTGGCGTAGGCGTACTCAGCGACAGCGTGAGCAGCCTCGATACGAGCAATGAATGTTTGTGGTCGCAATGTACCCTTAAAGAAACGCAACTCAATCGTGTTGCGGTTCTGCAAATTCAGTGCCACATAGCGGTCGTTGTTGCGCACATGAGCACCAACAGCCATGCCCTTGGTGTAGTCAAGCATGCGCTCTAACTCATAGTCAGACCATGATGCGTATGAGGACTCAGAACGACCAGCAATCTTCTTCCATTGTTCTGCGTTGCGGTAGAACATTGACATGAAGCGGTACATAGTCGTTGGATTCTTCTGAAAGAAATCCTTGTTGATGTGAATATGCAAACCACATGTACGAGTGTTAGCGGAACGCATACCCAGCTTAGACAACTCACTGAGTCGTTGCCATGGGAAGTGCTCAGCAACAAACTCACGAGACAACGGATGTGAGACCATCTCAAAGCCGTCATTAAGTGAGCCGTCATGCTTGAGGTAGCACCACTTGTCGTAAATGGATGATGCAAGTTCTGCACCTTCGTAACGCTCACACTCTGTCGCTTCCATCTCTAACTCAAAGCCAGTCACAGTCTGATGACCGAAACCGAATGATGTGCTGGTGGTACTGCCGTCCTTGCGAACGATAAAGAACTGTGGTTCAGGTCGGAAACTGTAGTCGTGAATCAAACCGTTTTGCTCCTCGCTGCATTCGTCACAGACATCGCCGTTGTAATACTCGTCATGACTGTCACAGTAGGAATAGTTCTGTGAACACTCTGGACAAATTGTGTTGTGATTAACAACGATTGCTTCGTCTGAGTATGAGTGATACATCGAGTCGCAGTCATTGCATGTCTCTCGGTGTTCGTCACAGTCATCACAAAGATGAATCGTTGTGAGGTTGCCGTTGCGACGGTTCCAATAGCCCTGATAGAACTCATGAATGTTGAGTTCATCTGTGGGGTATGTCTCGTCACACCACGAACAGTCCTGAGTATCAGGTACTGCGTCCTCGTCGTTGACTGGGTTTTCATTGATGTTTGTCATTGCTGACTCCTTTGTTTTGTTGTTGTTTGTTGGAACTCCCCAAGCATGGGGAGTTATGAACGGCTGTTGCCATTCACATCTACGACACTTAGGTCAAGGACGGGTGTCAATAACCATGTCATGCCGACATTGTTCTCACGCTCAAACATAGGCAAGTCTACCTCGTCTACGAATGTGCGGTGATTGGTGGCCGTGTTGATTGCTTGCCAATACAGCAACGCACCAGCGTTGCGTGCCTTGGTTGCTACACGGTCAATGTTGTTGTCGGGTTTCATTTAGTTCTCCTCAAAGAAATCGTTGTCGTCGTTGAAAGTAAAAAGTCCATCATCAGTAATGAACTCACGGAATGTGACTGCGTTGTCGTAACGGTGACACTTGTCAATGTCAAGACGGTCAATGGCGTTCTCAAGCCACCATGTCACACGCCTACGCAGACGATGCTTCGCTGGCACGACATAACGCAGATAGAGTTCAGTGCGCTTATCCATTATTTTGCAAACTCACTTCTGATGCCTTGTGTGAAATCGCTTGCACACATTGCCTCGTAGATGGTTTCTTGGAATTGCCAAACGATGTTGTACACATCAGTATTGCTGTACTCCTCAAATGGTCGCCACACAATGATGTCAGTATCTTTTGCGAAGATGTCCTCAACAACAATTTCAGGTGGCGCTGTCGTGTCATAAACAGACAACACAAGTTTCATAGCACTGGCTAACGCAATGCGTTCGTTGTGGTCAAGTGAGTACGGCATTACTTCACCTCCTTAGAGATACGACGCTCAACAACATGAGTAGAACCATACTTAGGAACACGCACAGCCTCCCAATGGAGATAAGTCTGATACTCATCTGTGCCTGCTTCTTCAAGTTCAGCCCAGTCAAGCAAGGTTGATTCAATGTTGTCGGTATCACGAGCAATGACGCTCTTGAACTCCGCAAGGAAGTTCTGAGTATCAGTGTACGGAACACCGTTGATGGATAATGATGTAGTAGGCATGGTTAGCCCTTTCTGTGAACTCAACATTTCTATTGAGTAGCAAGGGCACCAACAACTCCCCAAGCATGGGGAGATGCTGATGCACTTGTACCCGACAGGAACTATCTAGTAACTAGGCAATACGGTCAGCCTTGATGCCGTTGCGATTGTTGAGCAAAGAACGCTCGTACTCCGCTTGGTTAGCAAGCAACTCTTGCTCAAGGCAGATGTTCTCCACATGTCGTGAAGGCTTCTTGTTGAAACCAAACAATTCAATTTCAATTTGCTCAAGCATTTCAGATGTAGTCATGATTATTTCCTTTTGTTTTCTGACTCGTCAGTACGGACATTTATCCGTAGACGCCCGAAGGCGTTTCGTCATTTAACAATTGTGATGTAACCCTCACGCAAAGACTTGATGTGCTTATTCCACACAGCATGCACAACTGCCTGATAAATGTCAGCATCAGCCTTGTTGTCAAAGGTCATAAACACTTGCGTGCAGTCACCCATTGCATGATTGACAGATTGTGTGGACACAACAATGCCACGGTCTGCAACACGGTCGTAACCGATTACTTTTTCGCCGTTGATTTCCATGATTACTTCACCTCACTAACGATAAGAGCCAGGTTTGCATCAATCGCATCAGTCATGCGGTCAACATTCGGAGAGTCGTAACCAACTTCCTCCTCATAGTCACGCCACTTCTGCAACTCACGAACAGTCACATCAAGCAACGCTTTCATATCTTCCCAAGTTTGGGTATCAGTTTTAATAGCCACAGTGGTTCCTTCCACTAACTGATGACTCATCAGCACGAGCACTTACTCGTGGACGCCTCACGGCGTTTCGTCATGTCAGGACAACTCCCCAAGCATGGGGAGATTACTTGAGACCAAGCGCCTTGATGATTTCATCACGAACGGCTGGCGAATACTTAGCGAGACGCTTGCGAGCCTCTGATGCAGTAATCGTGATAGCCGTTGCAGGCACAGGCTTGCTATCGCTCTTCGCACGCTGACCAGCAGGAGCCCAAGTAATGAACGCTCCGATAGTCACATACTCGTAACGAGTGTCCTTGAGGAACGCTTGCTTCGCAGCCTCGTACGAGCCGTACTTGCGAACAGCACGAGTGATTGCGCCGAGCGTGTTCTCAAAAGACTTGAGTTTGTAATCGGTGATGCGCTTCGTGTCACTTGCGTAGAACTTGTGATACTTCGCTGGCGAGTCGCCACGCTTCACCATGTCGCCATGACGCAAGCACCACTCTTCCCAAAAGTGCTCGTTACCTTTCTTGTTGAGCAAGTCTGCCTTGCGTGATGTATTCCATGCGGTGAGTCCGCTTGCCTTGTTAGTAGCCAATGTATTTCCTTTTGTTAGGAACTCCCCAAGCGTGGGGAGTTTGTTTGTTTGATTCGGATAGCCCACCAACCAGCCAGTATTGGATACCAGCCAGCAGATGCGCCCTCCACCTATTGTTCTGTGTGCTTTACACGCATTCGTTCGCCTTGTGCTTGTTGGGGTTTCTAGCAGACACAGACCCCCCTGGGAGTACGGCCACCCGTGCCCCGACATGTGAAAGGGACTCTCCTGACGCAGGGCGAGAGCGTTGATTATTGGATACCCCCTAGACTGAGGGTTTATTTTACCATTTTACCTTGTTGGCCCAGTATGCTGCCGACATGGGTCCTTTGCTGATGTTGCTGGCATGCCTGTCCTGAAAGGCTTTCCGGCGTTTTGCATAGGCTGCGGATTCCCCTGTTTTCTTCGGTGAACCTTTTACACCCTGCTGTCCGAAACGAATGGTCTTTACTTGACCACCGGACTTGGCTACTACGATGTGTGACTTCTTGGGATGGTCAGGTGTGGCCTTAGGTTTGTTGTATCCGCTAACACCTGCACGGGCTAAACGTGGGTCACGCTTGGGGGTAGGTTTGGATGGCATTGATTACCTCGATTGATAGTATCCACCCGAAGGGGATATGGTTGATGTCGCCTACAGTTTTGGGGGAGTCCCCCTCATATTCAAAGACGGTTCCTGCTAGGGTCAGATAGTGTTCTTGACAGTCCGGCCAAAACCGTCCTGTCGTCACAGCTACAGCATCCTCAGGTTCATAGTCGTCCACCTCATGCCAACCGGAATGTGGCGCATAAGCGTCACGCCATCGAACCCGTAGTTCTGTCCAAGGCTGTATATGCTTAATCTGTTCGGGACTCATAACCTATCTTTCATGAACGGGGCTTCGCTTATGGCTTGCCCCGATGTATCCGCTATACCTGTCTAGAACTGCCTTTAGGGCAGTTTTCTTGCTACCCCCCCTATAGTCCCCCCCATTCGTTACCTGAGAATCATTCTCATTTTACCTAGCCGTTTACGGCGTCCTAGGTGACGAAGTTACCTATATGGGTATGAAAGAAGAATTAGTTCTTACGCAGACACAGACCGAGTATTTGGACTGGCTTTGCACTGCACCATCCGAACGCACCCCACCTTCCAAGAACAAGATGGCTGCTCATTTGGGTGTGGATATTACTACCCTCCGCCGGTGGGAGAAGAAGCCTAATTTCCGTCAGCAGTGGCAGGACAAGGTTGACGACATCCAGGGGTCCCCCGAGCGTACACAGGCTGTGCTAGACATGTTGTACAACAAAGCCACACAGGACAACGATGTTAAGTCTGCGCAACTATACCTCCAGGCCACGAACCGTATGGCTCCGCCTACGGTGGAGGTTAAGACTGACCGTAAGATGAGTGAGATGTCTGATGCCGAGCTGGACGCTTTGATTGCGTCTGTGGCTTCTAGGGAGAAGGAGACCCGTACTCTTAAGGTTGTCTAATGGACATTATAGAGTGCAAGCGGTGCGGGGAGGATTACCCCGATGGATGGGCTGAATGTCCGTTTTGTGCTGCTGAACGTAAACACGATGGGCGTCATGCCGAGGATGAATGGAATTAACTGAACTTATTAATGAGCGTGAGTGGCGCTTATGTAAAGGACCTGAAGATGCGAGTGATTCGGACCTTGCGGATGCTTTTGAGTATTTCTGCTCTAACTATTGGTTTATTCGCCATCCTGAACGTGGGCGTATTTTATTTCCTATGCGTGATGCGCAGAAGGAAACTGCGTACGCTTGGATATCAAACCGCAACAGTATCGTTCTCAAAGCTCGTCAGATTGGATTCTCAACCCTAGCTGCTGCGTTTGCTTTTTGGGAGGTTTTCTTTTGGTCAGACCGTTTTGAGGTTATGCTTAGCCGTACCGAGCGTGAAGCCGCCAAGCTTCTACAGAAGTCTAAGTATGGATTTAAAATGTTGCCTGATTGGATGAAAGCCCGGGGGCCTGGACTGGTTTCCGACAACCAACTAAAGATGGTGTTTAGTAATGAATCTGCTCTTGAGTCTCTTCCTAGTGGTAATGACCCTGCTCGTGGTGAATCCGTGTATCGTGTCTTTATTGATGAGATGGCCTTCCTTCCGAACTCGGAGGAAGCATGGGCGTCTATTGAGCCGATTGCCGATGTGGGTGGTCGTATTGTGTGTTTATCCACCGCTAGAGGTGAGGGCAATATATTTCATAAGCTTTGGGTCGGGTCACAGAATGGGACGAATGATTTCAAAGGTATTTTCTTTCCGTGGTCAGCTGGTGACCGTGACGACTCATGGTATGCAGTCAAAAAAGCGCAGCTTCCTGACTGGCAGCTTGCCCAGGAATACCCGTCTGACCCTGATGAAGCGTTTGTCCGGTCTGGTCGTCCTGTGTTCGATATTGATATTATTCGTGCTATTGTTCCCGTAGACGGAATCAAGGGTACATTGCTTATCGATGGGGACTATTATTTTAAAGCTGATGGTGGCGCCCTGACTGTGTGGGCTGAGCCCGAGGCTGGTCAAGTGTATTGCATAGGGGCTGACGTTGCTGAAGGCTTACAGCATGGAGACTACAGTGTAGCCCAAGTTATCAATGCCGAGACTCTTGAGGTTGTCGCTCGGTGGCGTGGGCATGTTGACCCGGACCTGTTTGGGTCTGACGTGTTGTTTGACTTGGGGGACTGGTATAACCACGCCTTGATTGGTGTGGAGAACAACAACCATGGGTTGACAACGCTGAAGGCGTTGCAACGTGTGGGATATAGAAACATATACAGACAGCGTAGGCTAGCTAATCGTGCTCCTCAGGCTACAGAGATTCTTGGTTGGCGTACTACCGCTGCTTCTAAGCCGTTGGCTATTGACGAACTGGCTAAAGCAATTCGTGATGCTGAACTTATTATCTTTGATGAGCATACTTTAGCTGAGTTGCGAACATTCGTTCGTGACGAGAATGGGAAAATGCACGGTTCACCGCATGACGACCTTGTAATGGCGATTGCTATCGCCAATCAAATGCTAAAGCATGTGTGGCTTCCTGAGTATACGCCCGACTTGGCCCC